GGCTTGGCTATCTGCCAGTCCGAGAGCGCCACAATCAGCGCCCCCTCGCCCGTTATCTGGCGGGGCTTGCGCGGCTTGTGCTTCTTTATCTCGCTTATCAGTTCTGATACGTCCGCGCTCGACCTGTCGCGCCTTACGACGCGCCCCTTCCATTGGCGCAGCCTTACGGTCGTGCCGTCCTTGCCCAAGCCGTCCCAGGCGTTGAAGAGCACGGGCTCGACGACCATGAACTTGTCGGGGTCTAAGTCCCAGACGCGCAAGATGTCGTGCCACTCGGGGGGCGTGTTGCCCACTATCGGCTTGGTGGTGACACTCCCCTCGTCGCCCTTCCATTGCACGCCAGCCGTCCAGTCGGTCTGGGGGTTCTCCACCTCTGCCTCGACCGAGCGCTTGAGGTTCGATAGGTGCTCGCCTATTGACATTGGCAGAGACCGTCGCTTCGCCTGTTGCGGCATCTAGCCACCGTGTCGTTGCTGATGCTGTATCCGTTAGAGCGCAGGAGTTCGGCTATGCGGGCCGCGACTATGCGCTTGTCGTCGAGGGTCTCGAGCAGCACGTCGTGGTCTGCCTCGCCCATGTATCCGCGCATCTGCATAATCGAGCAGCGCCGCCTCGTGTCCGTCCTGAACTCGCCCAGTCGGTTCAGTTGCTCACTTAGAGTTGCTGGCCTTGCACCTTGTGCACTTGATGTTCCAGGGTCGGGTGACCTTCTCCGCGAGGAGTTTGCCGCACCGCCAGCATCGCGGCTTCTCGTCGTCTTTTTCGTCAACGCGCCCGTACGGGTCGGTCATGGAACAACGACGGCGGTGAAACTGATAGTGACGAGCGGTCGGTCTTACTCGTCGAGCCCGATTGAGTTGATAGCGGAGAGGGGCGCGATCCTAAGTATGTTGATGCCAGAGAGCGTCTGGTTGGATATCTTCGCAAGCGAGTTCCTGACATTTACCGCCCTGTCCCTTGCCGCCACGTAGTCGTTGCGGCCCGCTCGAGTCATCACCTGAATCGACGGCCTGTCCAGCGCGACCGTCACACTAGCCCCAAACGTATCTAAGGGTGACAGACCTGAATACTCGTAGACGGCTGTGCAGAGGTCGGGCGTGTCGGGCATGAGCGAGAGAAAGATGTTCGTGCCGAGAGTGCCGAGCCCGTCGGTGGCGAGTTTGCTGCCGATCGCCTCGAGAATCGTGTCAGCCACTATTCCTCGCCTTCAGAACCCGTCGCTGATAGAAGGCGACGCGCTGCGGCAGTTCCTCTGCCATTTGCATCGTTGGTATCTCCAGATACTTCGGGCCTGTGCCGGGGGTCGTGTATTTGATTTGGTCGCTCATGCGCTCGTGCACTATCGCCGCGTAAGGCGCTGCCGCGCCGCCGTAGGTGATTGTGCCCTCGACTTCCTGCGGCCTGTTCGTAATCTGCTCGCGCTTCGACCCCTTTAGCGTGCCAGTCTTGACGGGGACTAGGCGCGACGATTCTCGGCTGACCCTCTGCACGACCAACATCATCACCTGCGACGCCTCTTGGTGAGTCAATCGATGCGCGTCTGCGAACGTCCGCTTGAGGCTGTCCAAGCCCTCGAACTTGACCTCTGCCTTAGCCACTAGCGACCTATCTTGATTACTTGGTGGTCGTTGCCGTCCTCGTCCGTTACCAAGTCGGCGCTGATGATTATCGGCACGGAGTTGTCGGGCAGCACGCAACGGAAGTCGGTCGTGATTTGCGGCGAGGTCTCGTAGAGGTAGATAGTGCCCTGCTGCTGAACGACGCGGCCTTCTGCATCGCGTATTAACTGGAACTCCCCCTGAAAGCGCGCGTTGAACGACGCGCCGACTGAGGCAAACGTCCTGCGCCCGTAGTTGTCAATGCTCGCGCTCACGCTGGGCGCGAAGAAGGTCACGCTCTCGCTGAAGAGGGGCAGGAGTTTGGGGTCTGCCACGTCACGGGCTCGCTAGCGGGTTGACCGTGTCCGAAGTAGAAGGATTGTCGAACTGCCCCGTGTAGAAGTCGGTGTAGTACTGGTCGACATCTTTTTGGCTTGTCTGCACAAGCGCGTCTGAGTTCGCGTACGGTGTCGGCGGCGATATCTCTGAGCGCAACTTGCGAAGCCTGTCCGCCATTGTGCGGTAGTCCGCGCTTCGACCGCTGAACGACTCCGAGAGCGATAGGTCGCCGACCTTCTTCGAGTAGTCGGCCTCGCGCGAGAACTTGACCGCCGCGATGTCCGCCGCCGCGACCGCAGCCGCGTAGCCGTCAGTCCAAGCCGTGACGAGGTAGTCGATCTCCTCGTTCTGGAATACGGCGTCTGCCGCGAGCGTGTCTTGGACTAGGAAGCGAACCAAGTCCCGTGTGCTAGAGCCGGGATTACCTGAATAAGAAAACGTCATGTTAAGCCCCCAATACGTTGATTGCCTCTGCCTCTGCCTTCTCCTCTTCGAGCACTCGCTCTGCTAACGGGGGAATCATAAAGATACCCGAGTCGGCCACAGCGATCGTCGGAGATGAGAGCAGGGGCACTAGGCAACGCCTTGTTGCAGGACGTAGACGCTCGCGTTCGCGCCCGTCGAGATTCCGTAGACCGCCTCGTCCTTTAGAAGGTGCACGGACAGCGTGCCCGACGCGGCGAGTTGGTGACCAAAGACTGATGACGATACGTTCGAGCCGCCGAGCAGGATCGCATTAGAGCCGAGGTTCTGGATCACGGCTGAGAGGCCGCTAGCGTCGAATGAAGGCGCTGAGGCCACGATTGAGGCGGCAGCGCTCGCGACGACTACCGACGAACTTCTGATTGTCATTTCTGCACGCCCTTATCTGTTTGGTGAGGGGGGCGAGGCTTTTGTTGCCCCGCCCCCGCTATCACACGATTTACTTAGGTTAGGTCGACCCACAGGTAGGTGTAGGCAGCCGACGCTGGATTGACCGAAGCCCCGCCAACGTTCACCGCCCACGCGACACCCGTGTCCGCCGCACTAATACCGACGTGGCTGAGGCACACGGACGAACCGACCGAGCCTGACCGATTAACGACTAGAACGTCGCCAGACGCTACGCCAGTAATCGTGAAGGTCGCCGACCCCGTGCCGCCAGAGGCAGGGAGTGCGCCGAAGTCGATTGCGACTGAGCCAGTCGCGATCTTCTTGACGTTAGCCCCGCCACCGACGTTGATTGCGCCAGTTAGTGCGTTGCCTTTCGTTACGCGGTTGAAAGCCATGTGACTTCCCCCTTATGCAACGATGCTGGTGAAGAAGTAACCCAAGTCTTGTCCGACAACCTTGTTGTCGAACGCCAACTCGGCCTCAACACGAGTGGACTTGAGTGACTCCATGCGGAACGACGAGACACCAATGGTCGCGCCGAGGCCGCCTGAGACACCAGTCCATGAGAAGTGGTAACCAGCAGCAGGGGTTAGCAGACCTGGGCTCGACGGCACGTAAGCGAGCAACGCGGTGTCGCCCATAGTGAAGTCGTAGGCCTGAGTTGCGCCCTCGTTGTTGGTTGCCTTGACCGACTGCGAAACGAGCACGCGGTCAACCTCGAACATACGGGCCATCATGTCTGCCGTAATCGTCTGAGATGACGTGTACTTGATTCGGTCAACGAGGTCTGGGTGGTTCTTTAGTTCGCGGAACACGTTGTAGCCGAGTACCAAAGTGTTTGGTAGGTAGCCCGTGTTCTCGAGAACGGCGGCCTTGCCAGTCTCGATGTTGTCGATCGGGTCGGAGTTCGCGTAGTCACTCCATTGGATTACCTGGTCGGTGCTTGGTGAGGAAGCAACGCCCGTGATGTCCTTTGACCACACGCCAGTCGTCAAGAAGTCAGTTACGAACTGAATCTCGCGACGTAGCAGAAGTCGGTGAGTAACGAACTCAACGGCCTCGCGGTCGAGGTTGATTGGGGCGTCAGCGTTTGCGCGGATTTGGTCGGAGATGTCCTTGTGGAACGCGAAGACATCAGCCGAGTAGGTCGCGGTGGTTAGGTTGTAACCGCCGCCTGCCGACTCGGTGCTTGGGCCGCGTCGCTGTGCTTCGTCACGTAGCCAGTCGTTCTTGGTGTAGACGAAGTACTTGTCGCTCTGCTTGTCAACGGGCACGACAGGGAACACCTTGTCCGCGATGAACGACTCTGCTCTCTGAAGGTACGCGACAGAGATGTTGGTGAGAATCGCGTCAATGTGGACTTGATTGCTGGTTGGTTGTGGCATCGGGTGTCTCCTTTACGAGCCGCGTGTCGCGTTAGCGCACGACACGATTGCTGTTGCGATTTCGTTGGCTGCGCCGCTTGCCAAGATGACCTGTCCTTGTACGAACACGGTCGAGGCGACGGCGTCGCCGAACGCGGCGATTGGGCTTGCAGTCCCGTTGGCGGCGGTGAAGATTGCAGCGCCAGCAGCGAGTTGTGCTGCGCTGACGATCTTCGTACCACCTGCAATGGTGACTACGGCCTCTTCGCCCTGGGTTGGGTCGTTCTGCAAGACGCCGATTGGGCGGTCAGTAATTGCGGCAGCGCCGACTACTGAAGCCCCTGACATCTTGACGAAGCGGTACTGGGACGCTGACAGGTCTGCACCTGCGGGGAACGTCGCACGTACTGCATATGGCGCGATTTCGTATGCCATGTTTTTACCTTCCTTCTGCTAGGTGCTGTGCGTAGAGGTCTGGGTTTGCGGTTGCGACCTCGACGAACGCCTGCTCGAACGTGGTGGCTGCGTTGTCCTCTACTGCGGCCTTAGCGAGTGCGCTAAGACGCTCGTAGGCGGACGATCCGTCGCCAGCGTTTGAGTTGCCGATTTCGGCGAAGATGTTGGCGCTCTCGGCCTGTCCGTTGACAGACGACAGCACCTCTTCGACCGACTTGGCGAGGTCAGCGTCGGCCTCGCTCAACTTTCTTAGGGCAGGCCCGACTTTCTCTGCGTCTAGCGCGAGGGAAGTCCAAGACTTGACGCGGGCGGTCGCCTCGGCGTCAGCCTTTGCAATTCTCTCTTTTGCGAGTTCCTCGGTGGCTGCTTGTGCCTTCTGCACGGCGTCCTCTGCCTGTGCACGCAGGTCATCTACCATTTTGCGGACTGGCTCTGGCAGAGACTTGATTACTTCGTCGTACATCTTGGCGACCTTCTTCTTCTTGTCGGCCATGAACATCTCGTCCTCGTCCTCGTCCATTTCCTTCTTGGCAGCCTTCTCTAGTTCCTCGATACGTGCCTCGGCTTTGAGAAGTGCGTCCTGCAGTTCGATAACTTGGTCTAACTCTTGCACTTCGTCCATAGTTGATTCCTCGATTTCTGAGAACGCACTTTCTACGTCCTCTGTCGTGGCGTTTTTCATAACCACCCACCCCTCAGACATGTGGGCGGGGTGGTCGACGCCAGAGGTCTCCTCGATGTTGAGGTTCACCATTTTGCGGCGGGCCTTTGGCATTGGGTTACTCCTGACGTTTCGCCTCGGCTATCTAACCGAGACACGCGCCAGAGCGTAAGCACGCGATAAGCGCGCCGCAAGCAAACTATTTAGCGGTGCGCGTGAATCACCTTGCACGGCGCTACGTGCAGCAGGTCTACGACGGTCTTGACCTTGTACCCGCGAGAGCGGAACGCGAGCCACGCGGCGTCGAACATCTCCTCGGTGTGCACCTCGACGGCGTACTGCTCTACCGAGTTGAACACGCCTTCGCTCATCGCAAAGAGGTGCATCTCGCCGCCCTCGATGTCGCACTTGATTACCTCGGGCTCGAACCTCTTGATGAGCGCCTCTATCTCCTCGGGCGAGTCGATTTGCAGTTGTATCAAGGCGATGTTCGGGTCTGTGATGTGCTGCAGGTTGTCTAGCGTCATATCCACGCCGACGACAGAGACAGCGCCGCGCTCTAGGAAGAACTCGGGCGTGCTCTGCGGGTGAGCGCCGCCAAAGAAACCGCAGCCGAGGTCTAGGACTCGCTTGCCGTCAGCCTCGACGTACTCCCAATGCTCTTGGGGCTCTTCGGTCTCGCAGAATACGTACCTCAACTAATGGCGCGGGGAATCGGCCTCTCGTCGCCGTATGTGGCGCGCCAAGCCGATCGCAACTTCTCCTTCACGCCCGACAGGTCTGCGGCTGGAATCTGCACGCGGTTGCCCCTGAAGCCACCCGGCCCGAGGGCAGCGACGGCGCGGCCTAGTTGGCGCGGCGTGACCTTGCTCTCGAGATCGTCCCAGATTCTTAACTTCCATGTCGAGGGCCGCTCGGGGTCTGGCACGTAGGCGAAAGCCTCGCGCGGGTACTCGACGCCGTCCTCAGTCTTTGTCGCCTTCAGCACTACCTCGACTGACTTGTCCATGTCCACCGTTATCCTCTCGGCCTTGCCGCCTATCGAATAGCCGCGAACCTTACCCGCTTTGACCAAGTCCCACGCCCAGTCCTTCCAGACGACGCCCATGAAAACGGTGTTGGCTGGGTACTCGCTCTTCTCGACCGTGCCGTCTGCCATTGCGGTCTCGACGGTCATCTCGTAGGGCCAGGTCATCACCTCGACCCACTCGCCAGCGACCACGTCGCGGTTGTGCTGCAAACGTATGCGGCGGTCGCCCTTGCGCACGTACTCCCAGACGGCCTTCTGCAGTTCGTCCTCGTCGGTGTATTCGCCGTGCGCGTCAATCGTGTTGGGCATGTAGAGCGGGCCGAGCGTGTACCTGCGTTCCTCTGCCTTGCGTAGGTTTAGAAGCGGCGTGCCCTCGTACGGCAGCAGGGGTCGGTCGTCGTCCATTGGCGCGTAGAGTTTCTCGCTGCGGGGCGCTTGGTTGATGTTTATTTCTACCTTGACGTTGCCGCTTTCTACCTCGTACTCCATGCCCTCGCTCTCCGACTCCTGTTCGTCGTTATCGGCGATAGGGCCGCCAGCGATCCAAGCGTCGCAAGTGCGGGCGGCGGCGCACTTGAACTTGAACACGCGGCAGTAGCCGAGTTGCCCCGCCTCGACTACGTCGTAGGCGTCCTGCTTGACTATCGGCAGCGCGTGGCCTCGCGGCTCTGCGCCGTCGTATCGGTAACTCTCGTTGCCGCCAATGCCCTCGGCGATGCAGTCCTGAATCTTCTCGGTGACGTCGAAGGCGGCGCAGTTGCCGCAGCGCGATTCCTTAGCCAACTCGGGCGTCGTGTCGAACTGCTCTGCCCTCTCCTGCCAGTAGAGGTCGTTGGGCAGGTTAGGGTCGAGCGGGCCGTAGTTCGCGGTGTCTATCGCGGTCTGTCGGTTGCGCAGATTCACCCTTACGTCCTTCGTGGCGATAGGGCAGGAATCGCCCTCTTGCTTCTTCACGCGGTCTAGTCGGCTGACGATCGAGTTAGCCCATGCCCTGCCAGCGTCGCCGCCCCATGCGTCCCAGGCCACCCTGCCGGGGGTCGGGAAGCCCTTTTCGCCCAAGCGGAAGCCAGAGGCGTCGCGGTCTACCTCGTGGCGGGCGAAGTAAGAGCGCATGT